CGCAGGCCGTTTGATGGGTTACTGGATTAGAGACAGCCACCCTGGCGAAACGTCGCTAGGTATTGGCGTCAGGGTGCAAAGCACTTTTGTACCGAAAGAAGAAATTAGTTTACATTTTGATTGCAGGCGAGCTGGCCAGCGAATGGGGCTCCCGTTTGGCACGGCAGCGATTTTGACCCTGCGGGATATGGGCGACATCAGGGCGGCCCAGCAGATGAAAGATAAAATTTCAGCTTGCTTTTTTGGCGTTAGCTACGATTCTGATGTTAATGCAGATAAGCTACTTGACGAAAACGGCAACCAAATAATTGGAGTTAATTTTGATGAAATCGAGCCCGGCGCAATTGAACATCTCCCACCAGGCCGAGACTTTAAGGCATTTACCCCGCCAAGTTCCGGTGATTTTGTTAGCACCCATCGTGAGTACGCTCACGCCGTAGCAGCAGCCTACGAGATTACTTACGAAGCGTTGACGGGTGATTTGTCAGACGTCAATTATTCGAGCTTTAGGGGCGGATGGCTTGAGTTTAGTAGGCGGATTGCTTACTTGCGAGGGAAAGTTTCTATCCCCGGAATGCTGGCGCCGGTGTGTGAGTGGCACGACGAATTAGCCCGGATGGTTGGCCTGCTTAAAGGGCCAATGAGCTGGACCCATACCCCGCCGCGTCGGGAGATGATCGATCCAACTAAGGAAATTCCAGCGCTGATTTTGGCGGTAAGGGCTGGGTTTATGAGCTTGTCAGAAGTACAGCTGTCATTTGGTTATGTACCAGAGGAAGTAATTCAAGAGCTGAGCAGAGATATGCAAAGAGCCAGGGACGCCAGCTTGATCCTGAGTACAGATGCCGCGCTGGTTTCCAATGCTGGCGTAACCCAGGCTCGCCCAGCAGGATCTGCATTCACCAACTCCGCGCCTGACCCTGGCGCAGAAGAAAGCAGCAGCGACCCGCCGGACTGATGGCGCTGACCGCTTAAACTACCCCCAGCATCTGAGCATCAATGGCCCCAGGAGTAACCGTTAAAGCCGCCGCCACTGCCCCAGTGTTGCGGCTCTATGGAGAAGTCGGGGTTGATGTGTTGGTTGACGACGTGGCGCGAGCGCTGGACGCTGCAGGGGGGCGTGATGTTGAGATTCACCTGTTTTCGCCTGGCGGTGTGGCGGTCGAAGGGATGGCAATCCATGACGTGTTGGCGGCGTACAAAGGCAAGAAAACCTATGTGATAGATGGCTTGGCAGCATCTGCAGGCTCGATTATCCCGATGGCTATCAGCAAAGCCAATGGCGATCGCCGCTTGATGCCAGACAACGCCCTGCTGATGATCCACAACTGCTGGGGCGGATCGGTTGGAGACGCCGACTCGATGGATGCCGCAGCGGCCATGCTGCGCGTGCACTCCCAGGTTTATTCCACCACCTATGCCAAGGCATCAGGCCAATCGGTTGAGCAAATCCTGGAGTGGATGGGCGCTGCCCAGGGGGGTGGTACCTGGTTCACCGCCGAAGCGGCCCTGGCGGCCGGTCTGATCGATGCAGTGATCGACCCGGTAGACGTGCGTGCCAGCGTCCCGGCTCTGCCTGCGGGGCGATTCCCTAACCCTCCAGGGTGGGTGTCTAAGGCCCTGGCGTCAATGGTTAGAATAGAATCAGGAGATCACCCTGAACACTCCCGAGCTGAACACATGCCCACGCAAGATCAGGCCGGGAGCGCACCGGCCGCCGTCACCGAAGCGCCTCCCGTGGTCGCTTCTGCCGAAGCTGCCCCTGCTGCCCCTGCAGTAGTGCAGGCCGCCGTAAGCCCCGTTGCCTCGACCGCTGTTGCGGATTCCGTGGCCCTTGCCAATGCACAGCGCGAAATTGAAATCCGCCGTTGCGCGGCCGAGGCCAATATTGCCCCCGCCGCGGTGCAGGCCATGGTTGACAGCGGCAGGCCGTTTGCTGATGTTGCCCTCGAAATTGTGAAGGCCCACGCCGGCCCGCTTGAAACCGTCGCCAGCAAGGCGGGCCACCCTGCCCGCATCCAGGTCACCCGCGACGCGGGAGACACTGTGATGGCCGGCATTGGGGACATGCTGTACGCCCGGATCAATCCTCTGGCCCAGATCTCTGACGTTGGCCAAGAGTATCGAGGTTATTCCTTGATGGAATGCGTAAGGGCTTATACCAACTCGCGGGGTATAAGCACTGTGGGTAGGTCTAAAAATGAGCTAGTGGCCATGGCCATGCACAGCACTAGCGATTTTCCATTGCTGTTTTCTAATCTAGCAGGGAAATCTTTAACCCAATTCTACGAAGAAGAGCCTCATACCTGGAAGGGGCTTGCACGTCAACGAAATTTACCAGATTTCAAAAGAGCAAGCGATTTAACTATTGCCGCCAATCTTACGCCAGAGCTTACGCCTGAAGGCGGCGAATACAAAACAGGCACTCTGAAGGAAGCAGAAGCTACTTGGAGGCTGTTTACATATACCAAAAAAATTGTAATTTCTCGGCAAGCAATTATCAATGATGATCTGTCTGCCTTGGAGCGAACTCCTGAATTTTTAGGCCGTGGGTTTCGTCGCTTGGAATCCAATCTTATATGGGCAATGATCACTGGCGATGCCACTGTATCGGCAGATGGCCTTGCATTGTTTAATGCAGCTCACAACAACACCGGCACAGGCGCCATTGGTATTGCCGGTGTTAACGCAGCCCGGAAGGCAATGCGAAAGCAAAAAGATATTAGCAACGTTACGGTTAATTTGACCCCTGAGTTTATGATTGTTGGATCAGATCTGGAAGGAACTGCTTTGCAATTTCTTTATCCTGATGGTTACGCTCCTACTGCGTTGACTGGAAACTCTGGGCCCAATCCCTATGCAAGGGGAATGAATTTAATAGTTGAGCCACGGCTTGACGGTTCCGCAACGCAATGGTATGCAGCCGCTGGCCCAACTAGAACGCCTGGCATGGTGTGGGGTTACCTGGCAGACGAGCCTGGTCCTACCATTACATCAGAGCCCGAAAGGGATCCTGATGGCCTGAAGCTGCTAGCTCGTTCTGATTTTGGTTGCGCCATTGAGGATTACCGTTTTATTTATCGCAGCTCTGGCGTATGATTTTAACCATTGCGCTTTAGCTTCAGTTTTTAACTTTCCCCAATTCCACTAAAAACAATGCAAGGACCTATTCAAGAAGGAGAAATCCTATCTATTGCCGCTCCTTACGCTGTCGCATCTGGCGGCGGCGCGTTGGTTGGCGCTTTGTTTGGTGTTGCCGTAACCGCTTTAGCCAGTGGGGAGGTTGGCAGCTTCATGCTTACAGGAGTCCACGAACTCCCTAAGGCCACTGGCGCCACTGCCAGCCTTTACGCCAAGGCATACTGGAATGACACCAACAAGAACGTGACGGCATCTGCCAGCGGCAACACCCATATCGGTGTGTTTGTGCCAATTGGATCTCAGTCTGCCGCTTACGCTTCTGGCGCTACGTTGGCTCACGTCCGCCTCAGCGGCGCCTTCTAATGCCCTGGGCCCGCCTATCGGCCCATGCAGATCGGGCGGCCCTGGATTTCATGGGCGGCGTCAGCGTAATTGCTGGCGCCGTTACTGGCCGTGGTTTTTTGGAGGAAAACAAAGAGCTGGTTTTTGATGATGGAGTGGAAATTATCCCATGGCTGTTAAAGATTAAAACCGCAGAATTTGGCCATCTTGATTACAACCATTCGCTTGTAGTTGATGGCATTGCATTTAAGGCAACAAGGCCGCCAGAGCCACTACCCGGTAGCGAGCCCAGGGCGCTGAGCTGGAGCATGGTGAGGCTAGCCAAGGTTGACGCCCCAGAAGAGACGGTGGTGATCCTGGATGGTGACCCCGGCGACGATCCAACCACCGAACCCACCGAGCTGCCGGTTCTGATCCTGGATGGGAGCGGATCGTGACGACATATCAAGTTCAAAAAACTTTAGTCCAAACAAGGCATTCAACAGAAGCCGCAGCAATTCAAAAGAATTTTGTACTGCTAACAGGGGAAACCTGGAACGAAATTGATACCCAAGGGCGCAAGACCGGTAGGACCAAAACGGGGCTTGGGCAAAGGGTTGGAGATACCATCGTCGGCCCAAGGTTTACCGAACTGCCGTTTGATCCCACCGGCACAGGGGAAGGCGGCCCCGGCGACCCAACCAACCTGTCGGTCACCAACCGCACGGCAGCGGGGCTGACGATTGCGTCTTCCACTGGGGCCGACGCTGATGTCCCCCTAGCAACCGAAACCCTGGCAGGGCTCCAGGCGCCGAGCAACCGGGCCAAGGCGGAGGGGGCGGTGCAGGCCGTGGCCCTGACTCCTCCCAGCGGCTGGAGCACCAGCAGCGCCAACACTGCCGGCAGCGTCACCCTCACGCTGGGCCTGCCGTCAGGATTCAGCCTGCCGAGCAACGCCAGCCAGGCCAACTGGGATACGGCCTACTCGATGCGGGGGCAGTGGTCTGGCGGGGCCACCGGGCTCAATGCTGCCACTGGGCGCGCAAGCCTGGAGCTGGGCTCAGCGGCGCTGGCGGCGGCGGGGGATTTTGCCACCTCTGCCCAGGGAGCCCTAGCCGCGACGGCGGTGCAGCCTCCAGGGCTGGCATCAACGCTGGCCGCCTACCTGACCACAGTCAGCGCAGCCAGCAGCTATCAGCCTCTCTCCGCAAACCTGACGGCCCTGGCGGCAAACAACGCGGCCTACTACCTGGCCCGAAGCAACCACAGCGGCACGCAGGCACTGAGCACCATTAGCGGCCTAGGAACCGGAATCGCCAATGCCCTGGCAGTGAATGCCGGCGCCGCGGGGGCCCCCGTGCTGTTCGACGGGGCAGGGGGCACTCCCTCCAGCCTGGGCCTGGTGAACGCCACTGGGCTCCCCCTGGCGACGGGGGTGTCTGGGCTGCTGTCGATCGCCAATGGCGGCACGGGAACGGCCACCCCTGGGCTGGTGGCAGGCACACACGTGAGCATTGCCGGCACCTGGCCCAACCAAACAATCAGCGTCACGGGCGGCCATGGTGGCCCTGATGGCGGCACTGTTACCAGTGTTGGGCTGAGCCTGCCGTCCCAGTTCACAGTTACCGGGTCGCCTGTCACCACGGCGGGGACCTTGACCGCCACGTTGGCGGCCCAGTCTGCAAACTTGGTATGGGCCGGCCCGACTACAGGTGCAGCAGCAGCCCCAGCGTTTCGGCCCCTGGTGGCTGGCGACATTCCGACGATCCTGGCGGGCCAAGTTTCGGGCCTTGCCGCGGTGGCAACATCTGGAGCCTATGGCGACCTGAGCGGACGCCCCACGCTGGGCACCCTGGCAGCGCAAAACGGAACCTTTAGTGGCACCAGTAGCGGCACCAACACGGGCGATCAGGACCTCTCAGGGCTGGTGGCCAGGGCCAACAACCTGAGCGACCTGGCCAATGCAGCAACCGCACGCAGCAACCTAGGCGCCGCTGCTGCCGACGCTGTTGTGACCGCTGTCAACCACGGCTCAACTGCCAGCACAGCACGCCCAGCAGGGGCGGTAGTTGTCTACTGGAAAGGGTCTGTAGAGCCCATTAACTCCATAGATGGTGATATTTATTTCCCCACTAGTGGCGCATAATGGGACTAAAGATAAAGCAAAACGGCGTTTTTGTTGACGTTGGCGGCGGCGGCACCACTACCCAGTTTGTAGATGACTGGGTTCGCAATCCCGCCTGGCCAGCGATCCCAACAGTTCTGGCCAGCGAGCAAAAAATCGTCGGCCTTTATGCTGTCTGGCGCGGTGATGGCACGGGAAATGGCGCCAACTTTTTTGCCTTCAACGGCCAAGGCGCGTACACAATAAACTATGGCGATGGAACTACAACAAACTACGCAAGTAATACCCAAGCGAATTATGAATTTAATTTTAACAATGCAGCACTGGTCGGCACTGATAGGCCTGTAACTTTCACGGCATCAACCAACACGGTAAATCTAGCGGCCCATGGATTCGCCACTGGCACGGCAATTCCATTTTTCAATATCGTTTCGACGACTGGGCTAATACAAGGTCGCAGGTATTACGTCGTCAATCCAGCGGCTAATACATTCCAGGTTTCTGACACCATAGGCGGCAGCCCCGTTACCCTGATCAACGATGGCAGCGCCACGTTACTGCCCTACAAGGTCGCAATCGTTACGATTACCCCTCAAGCGGGTCAGAATTTAACAGTCATAAATTTACAAGCCAAAAATACACAAACAGGCCTGCAAGCCTACACGACTGGATGGCTTGACCTTGCAATCTCTGTCCCTAACGTTACGGGCACTAGCTTTACGTTAGGCGGTTTGACTGTTGGGCATCGCAGCTTGGAGCGAGTAAATGTAATTGCGTGCGGCGCATTAACAAGCATGGCCAATATGTATAGCGGTTTAGTTTCTTTAGAAAGCGTGGCCCCGTTTCCAAGTCCAATTTCAGCGGTAACAACTATGGCCGGCAAATATCAAAACTGCTCCATGGTAAAGCGGTTTCCGCCTTACATCGGTTCGGCTGGCGCGTTGACAAATACATCTAACAAATATACCAATTGTTTTTCGGGTACAAGTTTTCCGCCGTTGCCGGTCTCAAATGCTGCTCTGACGACTGCAAACCAAATGTATTTTGGTTGTCAATCATGCGAAATATTTCCAGAGTTTGTAAGCACTGCGCAAATGACAAACGTAAACCAAATGTATGCGGGTTGCAACTCAATGCAAACTACCCCGGTTCATAATATGAGTGGTGTTACCAGTCAGACAAATGCCGCAGCTTTTATTAATGGACCTAATGTAAGCCGTGCTCAAATTTCAGGAATGCGATTTAACATTTCCCTAATCAACATGAAACTATCGGCTGTGGCCCTTAATGAGATTTTCACCGGATTGCCGACTGTGACAGGCCAGACAATTACGGTCACAGGAAACTATGGCACCAGTCAAACAGGTGTCTATAATCCGAGTATTGCTACAGCCAAGGGCTGGACGGTGACATCATGACCGCAGGATTCTACAAATTTACAGACAACGAACTGAGGTACGCAGGCACCTCAGTACACGCTCCCAATTTTACTTTAATTGCAGACAATCACGCCAGCTACACTTATCCGATTGGAGGGTGGCACTGGTTTGATTCCTACGAAGCTGCCGAAAGTTACTTTGAACTGAATGGCGCCAGCAACACAGACTGGGCAGGATTCCGGCACGCGATTATGGAAGAAAACGGGTACGTGGCCGCAATGGCATTAGCATTAGATTCCGAAAATAATCCCGCTGCTCGCCTTGCGGTAACGTTTTCTCATTCTCGCCTAAACGATTTTCAGCACAAGGGAGATTTTGCCGAATATTTACAGGGTCTTTTGTTGATCGTTTCAGTACAGCCAGAGCAAAACAAAGCGCCCCTAGTTCAGGAATTTCAAGCCCTGGCTGCGCGGTGCAATCTACCAACGGCCTTCATGACTGCCCTGAATGAGGCTATAATCGCCATGATTCCGCCTAGCCCCTAGCCATGAGTGTATGGGATGTTGTCGCCATGGCAGTGTTTATGACGGCGCTACACCTGGCTTTGTTCCTGCCGGCGTGGTGGTTGCTGACTGCGGATCCCGCTATGCGCCACTGGCTGGCTGAGAGGCTGAAGCCGTGAGCGACCAATCAGCAATGCAGTCAGGAGGGCAGCCAGGGGGGCAGAGCGAGGTAGCTGCTGTCCTCGGAATGATGGCAACGGCTTGCAGCCGCTTGGCCAGTGTCGAAGGTAAGTTGGGAAATGTTCCGCTAATGCAGCGAGATCTTGAGTCTCTAGTGAAGGGGCAAGAGAAAATGGAAACCACTGTTGAAAGAATAGAGCAGGCTCAGCGAGATGCACAAACACAGTTTGAGAGACAATTTCAATTACAGCAACTTCAGATCCAAGCAACTCAGTTAAAGCTAGAAAGTTATGAGGCTACTGCTAAAAAAGTTGTGGATCTAGAAAAGCTGTATGGCGAATTAGATAAAAAAGTATTCGCTTACGCTTTGCTGGCTGCTGCTGTAGGCGCGTTTGCAGGCACTCTGTTTACCGGCTTGCCCGCTTGGCTCGAACGCCATCCATTGCAGAAGGCCAGCTTTATGATGTCTTCGGCGCTGGTGAGGGGCAGGGGATGACGCGCTACGTCTGGCGGCTGATTGCTTTTGGCGCTGGCTGCATGGTAATAGCGGCGGCGGTCGCTACGGCTAGCTGGTTTGCATGCTCGCGGTTTGCTGGCGGGAGGGCGTGCGAAGGGCAGTTGGATCGGGCGACGATGGCATGGGTCAACGCTGCGGCATGGGTAACAGGGGTGGCGGTTAAATCCGATCGTCAGGGGGAGCTATGACGCTCTCGATCTCTTGCCGGATCATGGACGCTTTGGCCGATCTGCTGCAAGGCACGGCGCCCGAGGGAGAGAGCGACATCCCGTGGCTGGTCGGCAACCCAACCAACCGCCGCCCTCAGTTGTTTCTGGATGCCTCCCGCGTGGCAGGGCCTGGTGATGGGGTGGTGATCGGGTTGGATCTAGAGGGGGAAGGCCTCGACCAGCCCGGCGATACCTGCCGGGTGGTCTCATCGCTGCCCGTGGTTGTCACCATCTCCATGCCCCGGCAACCGGGAGACCTTCCCAACTGGCAGCTGCTCGACCCATTTTACGTGGCAGTCCATGGCAGGGTAATGGGCGGTACTCGAAGGCTCGGCGGGTTGTGCCGAGGGATTCAGTCAAAGGGCCGATCGCACGAACCAAACCTCCAGGCCGCTTTGATGAGATGCGTTTATGATGTCACCTATGCCACTGATCAAACTGACGTGAAGATCAACCGGTTATGAGCCCGAAGTCACCAGCTCCGCCAGCGCAGCTCTTGGCGCCATTGGATCCGCCATCGTGCGGCGGCGAATGGTACCGAGAGTCTCACGAAACCCAATGGCGGGAAATGCCATTGATCGCATCCCCAGCGCCCACCCTGCCCCCGACTGATGGACAATCTATTCACGATCAAACCTGAAGGCACCAGCGGGACCCTCGAAACTCTGGTCGGTTCGGATGTCGTGCGTTGCTACGACTTCCTGCCTACCATCCAGGAATTCTCGGCGGTTGAGCGCGAAACCCTGGCCGAACGCCCAGGGACCCCTCAGCCGTCAGCAATGACCATGAGAATGATGCGGTTTGCGGTGCCCATGGAATGGGCCGGCAGCGGCACCCCTGGCACAGCGTCGGGCAATGACAAAATCGCCTTGGCTGCTGGGA